ACCTGCCAATGATTTATAACTATCTTGAGCAGACTGATAAGTACTAATCAAAGTAGCAGCAATAGCAGCAGCTTTTCCTGCCCCTGTTTGCTCTCCCACTAAAGTTGCAAAATTACTTAATGCACCACCTACCGCAGCAAGGTTTTGTCTTTTAGCTTCAGCTTCTTTATTTGATAATTCAATAGATGCTTCAGTATCTGCTTTCTCCGCATCTAATTTAACCCCTGCGTAATAATCTCTTACCGCTTGTTTTTGTTCTTCAGTTGCATTTAACGCATCTAATTCAGCAAGTTTTCTTTGTTCTTCAAGTTCTGCTTTTTGAAGATTAGTTTGTGCGTCTTTTTCGTCTTGCTTTAATTTAAACTCATCCTGAATCTTTTCAATAGCTGCTAATCTATCGGTTTCTTTCTTTGCAGCCTCATCTAATTTAGCTTGTTCTTCTTTAGCTAATCTATCCGCTTCGGCAGCATCTTCCCTCCTTGCGGTTGTTAATTCAGCAGTTAAAGCTTTTTGTAGTCTTAATCTTGCGGTTTGTTTAGCAATTACATCAGCCTCTAATTGTGCTTGTTCCTCTAAATCTTCTTTAGTTGACTTGGATAAACTATTCTCTACTTGTTTTGCTTCAAATCTTAATTGAGCAATAGCTATTTCTTTGTTTGCTAAACCTTCGCTTATCTGACCTGCTTCTTCTAAAAACTTAATACGCTCTGCTGCGGTAAAGTTTTCTTTATCTGCAGCCTTTTCTCTTAAAGCTGCTATATCTCTTTCCGCTTTCGCTCTATCTACTAATAATTGTCTTGAACGCTTATCTATTTCGGCTCTTTGGTCGGCTATTTTAGCAGCAGCGTTGGCGTCATCTTGTATTTCTTTTGCAAAACCTTTAACAGATTCAGTTGCCTTATCTATTGTGTTAGGTATTCCTGTGAAACTATCAACTAAACTACTTGCTGCTTTTTTCCCTACATCTAAAGCTTGTGAAAACTCACCCTGAAAAACTAATTTGATAGCCTTGCCTACATATCCAACAGTTTCCAGAAGTGAATTAAATCTATTAGTTATATTTTCTACTATTAGATTTTTAAAGTCTTCTATTGCTTGTTTAGGATTCTCAAATACATTAATAATACCCTCACCTAAATCTGCCAATAGGTCTACGAGATTACCAGTAACACTACCGATAATTCCTAATATCTTACGAAATTTATTTTGCCCTTCTTCACTTGCAGTAAATGCAGCAGTCAAAGAACCAACTGCCAATATAAGCGCACCAATTCCTGTAGATATAATAGCTACCCTTAAAGACTTAAAACCTCCTGTAACACCTTTTAAAGTACCTTTAAATGCATTGAATTTAGTTATAGCACCGCCAGTCATCTTATCTAATGACCCTGATAACTCACCACTTACTTGTTGTGTGTTTTTTATTTCGCTATTAACACCTTTAAGACTTGCTTCAGCCTCTTTGGTGTTAGCCCTTACATTTAATATTACTTCTTGCGCCATTCTTTCTTAATTGTAGTTAGTGCTTCTTTTAGTGTTTCTTCTAACTTGTACTTCCCTTTAGCGATGTCTATATATTCACCGCTTATATCGTACTGAAGTCCGTCTAATATTGCTTTTAACATCTGTCTAATTCGGTTAATAGGTTAAAGCTTTCGCATTCGTTTTCGTAGGTAGTTGCCCTGTCTTGTAATTCGTTTAAATAATAAAACAAATCATAACCAGTAGTCGGTACGCTTACAATGCGAGAATAAATATCTGTGCCATATCTTGCCTGAACACCTACTGTATTGCTTGACTCGAAATCTAAATCTTCATATTCGTAGTATGGTGTATCTTGATTTACTTTAGTTGCTTCTTTGCCATTTAAGTAAACCACATAAACTATAACATCATCCATATAATCCCACACCAACCTTTTATCACAAGGTGTAGGCTTTTCTTTTATAACTGGTGGCGGTTTGCTTGGGTCTATTATAATATCTCCAGTAATAGAAGCAGGTGGTAGGTCGTTATATAAAACTAAAGTGCTTTCTTGATTCTGTAAGTTTGTGTTTATAGACTCAATCTTGAAAGTATTATATCCTATTCTAAATCTATCTCTTAACTCATACGACAATAATAAACCTAAAGGCAAATAAGCTTTATAGGTTAGCTTTCTGGCGTTTTGTGCAAATACTGAAGTAACAGAATCAAAATAATATCTATTATAAAGACTATCTTCTTCCGAAACTACTGGTAAGTCATATTCGTTTAATTCTGCCCCCCAATGGATTGAATTACCATTTATGTCAATATTGGTAGGTGCGTTGAATCTTGCTAAAGTAGCTTGAGTTCCATCGCCATTGTTCCAAGGAAAGCTATTCCATTGTGGTTCTGGATTCACTGGCATTTCTCTTAAAACAATACAATGAATCAAAGGAAGTCCCACAATAGGCTCTAAATCTTGGTTAACCATTACTCCATACTGAACAGGTGTTGTTATTGTACCCCCAGAACTTATAATCCTTTCAAAGTACATATGCTCAAAACCTAACTCAACAGAATAAGCTTGACCATCCATATCATTAGTTCCATCGTTCCAATTCAAATCCCCAAATTTGTTATTAGGAAACGCTTGGTCAAAAGCAGTAATAGCAGCACTACCCCTGCCTTTGTAACTAAAGTTTATTTCTTTATAAGGAACAAGCCTATCTACTTGTGTAGAACTTACATCTATGTTTTTAGTGATGTCGTGTGTTACCCCTGTAGAATAGTAATCTTGTAATGGAAGAACATCAACTGTTTCCGTTCCGTTTAATTCTTTTTCTATCGATGCGGTAAGTTGGTGCATCTTAAACAAGTTAATGATAAAGTCATAAACCTTCATATTAGGCATTTGACTTGGAACATCTAAATAATTAGCAACCGCAGTAGCAGATACACTATAAACAGAAGGTGAACCATCATCTATCCAAGTTGTTCCGCTTTTTTGTTTTTTTTGTAAAATAATAGATTGAGTCGGACTATGCGGAGAGGCACTTGTAATTGTGAAGTCTAATGTGTAACCTCTAAAACCACTATTAGAAATCATATCTCCTATACCATCAGGCATAGTAAATGTTGTATTTCCATTACCACTTGAATTATATGTAACACCATCTCTAATAGCAACAGTATAATCAACTGGTGTAGTATTTACGGTATAGCTTTTTAACTCATATGCCACCTCATCGTTTCCTGTTGGAAAAGGAATACTACTTGGTTCTGTAAAAGAAACTAAATCACCATAGTAAGGAGAAGTTTGGTCTGTTTCTCTATATTCCGTACCACTTGAAAGTGTCCAAACACTAAAGTCATTAAAGTAAGTACGCAAAGAATTTTCTTCCGCTGCTTGTGTCATTACTCCTGCTTGTTTATGTAACCACATATACAACTTTTTGAAGTAAGCAGTATTGAAGAAGTCTTGACTGAAAGTTATATTGTATTTTTCTTGTATTGCCTTTACAATAGACTTTAACCTCAACGAAGGTTTTAAATCCGTTAAACTTAAAAACTCATTCAACCCAGTTTCTCCATTGAAATCAGAAACAACTTGAGAACCATCATATCTAAACACCCTTGAATGAGAAATAAAACTATACTTAATATCCCCTGCTCTTGGTGTCCCTCTAAATAATTGTTGTGAATTGTTAAGGCTTTTTCTAACAGTTAAATTATCGTAACTGTGATTATAAGTGTTTAAGCCTTCAGTACCACCTGTAAGCATCGATAAGGTATCTTCACCAAATAAGTCTTTTAATGCTACTGCATTACCAAAGAAAGTAACTTGATAAGATTCTGGCGAATTGTCCTTAAGCTTTACACCGCTTAATCTTAACTTACCATCTTTGTATCTTATGCCATTTACATTTAGATAAGCATCAACCTTAAATCGAGCATCAAAAGAATTTCCTACTACATTGAAGTTGTAGTAATGTTTAAAGATTCGGTTGTTTGTTTTAGACGCAGGTAGTGTAAATTGTCTTGAGTAAGCTGTGTAGATTTTAGATATATCCTTAACGGTAGCAACACTATCCGAAATAGTGATGCTCTCATCTTTGAACATATCTACTTGTTCCCCATTTACAAAAAGCTGTACTATCTGCATTTATCGAATGTTTTGAACTACATCATTAGCAAACTCAATATCTAAAGTGTAGTTTATCAGTTTATCATTTCGGCTTGTCTTATAACTAATAGAACTCGATGCTATGTTACAAGGTATTTCATATGAACCATATTTTATCCATACATATTCGCTCAATAGAAGCTCTTTAAAGACATCATTATTATTCTCTGGATAGAAACCACTATTCAAGGTCAAAGATTCATTAGCGTTCTTTAAAACGATTGATTTCTGTGCCTCACCTAAATTGTAGTTACCATTCTCAACGATATTCTTTTTGTAATAGGTTACATTGGTGTTCATATTACGAACAGACTTCTTAAACATCGTAAGACTCTGCAAAGCACCATATCTATTCACAAAGGTTAATCTATAAGGTGTGTCTAAACATTCCTCTATGTTTTCTACTGTAAATTCTTGTGATTTATTCCCTGTCGTAACTATTACCTCATCAATATCTGGATTTACTCCTGTTGCTACAAAATATTCTACTTGGTCGTAAGAATTGTTACTACTTACTATTGTTTCTGTGTTTAAAACAGAACCATTACGCTTAAAGGTAACGGTAGTTCCATTATAAGAATTATCTACTGGGAATCTTAAAATATCAGAAGCGTTTTTAACGATATGTCGATTTGTAAGCAAAGCAGCATAGCCCCCTAATTGTGGATTGACTCCATCTTGAATATATCCGTATCCATAAAAAGCAGTAAGATTAACCAAAGGCTGTGCCACAGAAGTACTCACAAAATATCTGGTTACTACATAATCAACCCAAACATTATTTAAGATAGAGGGACTATTGACATAACTTAAAGTCATCTCAATATAATCCTTTACCAAATCGGCTATCTCAAAGTCCACTCTTTCGTTTGCTGCGTTTGAACTTAAAGTATAAGTAGGACTTGCAGGTCTGTCTGTTGTTTTAACCCCTGCGTAAATATATATATCAATAGAAGCCGATACCATCCCTGATTGAGATGTTGAAACATAGTAAGGACTTCTTACATTAATTTTAGCCATTTAATTGTTGTTTAGTAGTAAATTCCAAAAATGCTTCTGTATCTAAAGCAAATGCTTGTTCTAATTCTTTAGGTAATCCTTTAGCGTACTTTTCAAATGGTTTAGTAAAAAATAAGCTTGGTTTAATTCCGTTATAAAAAATACTTCTCGCTATTAAAAACTGCAAAGTCTTTCTACTTAAAAATCTTCCTTTTTCATCTCTTGGTGCTATACCTTTTCGTACTGTCCATTTATCCAATTTGCTTGGTGGTGGCATTTTAGTTTTGTAAGAGTAAGGAGTGTTATATTTCTTTTTGATACCACTTACCCCTTTGTCTTGAAACACCCCATAGTAAGGCATCTCTATTTCAAACTGCAAACTTCTATCCGTTACCTTTACCTCACCACCTTTTAAATCATTCTCTAATGCACCACCGCCTTTACCTTCTTTACGCAGGTTCTTTTTAGATTCTTCAACGACCTTATCTCTAAATACTTCTAAAGCCTTTTTAAAGTTATCTAATTGCATATATCAATGTTATTCATAGTAACCACTTCAAAGGTACTTACCCATCCCGCTAACTCATTTTCAAACCTATCATAAAAAGCCTCAAGTGAAGCTGCACCTTCTAAATGATAACCATCTTGGTGCGGTGTGCCTTTTCTTAATTTTTGGTGCATTCTATTTAAGACAGATAGTTGTGTGTTTAGTACATCTTGCCTATTATCGTTTCCCACAAATATATCAGTCGTTGCATCTTTACTCGTATCCACCAAGTCCATAGCCATAACTGAAATATTATACGATAGAGTCTGTCCATTATCCGTTACATTGTTTATCATTATATGCGACAAAGGAAAGATAGTCTGCTTGTTTAAGTCTACCTCTGTAATGTCTCCAAAAGTTACCGTATTGGTATTTTCATCCGCTTGTAGGATATCTTTGATTTTAGTGGTTAAGTCGTAAAACGATTGAATCCCTCTATATGTCATCGCATTTTTCTTTTTAGTTCTCTGGCTTCTATGTCAGCCTTTTCTTTTTTGAATGTCAACATCAATAAACAAGTATTCATATTCAGTTCTGTTATTTCTTCAAATTTGGTAACATCTCCATCGGCAAGAGCATAGACAGACTGATACCAGCCCCATTTAGCACCGAAGTTTGCTCTGGAGTCAAGTCCTCCCCCTCCTGTAAATAAGCTATCATAGCTTTCGACAATTCGATTCCTAAATTCCAAAAAAAAAGCATAGAACTAACTACTGCATCCATTGGCGTGTATTTCATTGCTTCGTGATAATTATCGCCTCTGTATTCTTCTATTAAGTACTTGTCTTTTATCTTTTGTTTGATTGGTCTGTATAAAACCGCCATAGCCTTGTGAAGATTCTGTATATCTGAAATAGAATTATCTAAATCGATATACTCACCAAAGGTCATATCCTCAAGTTTAGGAATAAAACCAAACTCTGTATCACCTATCTTAAAGCTTAAAACCAAATCAGGTTTTTGTTCAAGTGTTTGTGCTACCATTTCTGTAACTCTATCAATATCTGTCTTGCGATATTTAATAGCATCACTTAAAGGTAAATCACAGAATATCTGTAAGATTTTTTCTTGAATAAATAAGTCATCTAAAGACGCATCCTTATTTACATCTAATACCTTTTGAAACCTTTGGTATTTGTGTAAAGGAATATCCTTAAGACTATCTGGTACGGTTATCTTAACTTCCATAACTATAAAACGATTTTATTTTGATTTTTTAAACGAGATTAACGAACTGCGTATTTTCCGTAATTAGGTTTCGACAGCATATTATAAGTAGCATAACGCAAGCTATCAATCGTATGGTTATTGGCATCTCTTGGAACATTAGTCAGCTTTCCGCTTTTATCTTCCATCCATTTGTAGTTTCTAAATTCTTGAATCATATTTTCAGAATCAGAAGTAATATGTAGTTTGTAACGCTTTAATAAATCTATCCCTGCGTTTACAGAATCCTTACCTTTTATTGTTGGTCTTGTATTTAATCCCATTCTTCGTAATTCATCTATTAATCTTGGTTCTGCTGAATCACAAAAAACCGCATCTCTATTTACACCAACTTCTCGAAGCTTTAGATAAATATCATTAGCAGTCATTTTGGTTTGATAGAAGTGTTCCTTACAATATAGATTAAAGTCTTTTTGATAAACGCTAACTAAAGTGGTTGGGTCATTAACATATCCAAAGTCCATTCCATAAGAAATAAACTGGGCATCTTCAGGAATCTTATTTACTTCTGTATATTGAAATATAGTGCTTTTGCTTATACCTCTTTCACCAAGCC